GATTCATGCAAAAACATATCCTCGCATAGATAAAATTGAAAAAATGGCTAATTTCTTTGGCGTTGACAAAGCGGATTTAATAGAACCTCACCGCGACCCCAGGGAAGATGATCTCAAAACTGCTGATAAAAACGTGCAGCTTATTGCCGCTCATATCGACGATGGCACTACCCCTGAAGAAATGAATGATATTCTCACTTACATCGACTTCATCAAAAGCAAACGCGAAAAGAAGTGATTATCATGAATCGCTTAGAGTCTATGATTGCTGAACATCAAGAATGTCTTATATCCGCACGGCATGCCAGATAAGCTTTCGGGGTTCATCATTGATGACTGCATCTATCTTAATGATCGCCATACTTGGATTGAACAGCACGAAACGTTGGCTGAAGAAATCGGGCACTATGCAACATCAAGCGGTAATATCGTTGATTATTCTGCTGCTGAGAGTCGTAAGCAAGAACGTCGCGCCCGTGACTATGGTTACCAGCTTACTGTAACTTTGGACGATCTCATCTGGTGTTACGAGCACCACCTAGACACGATCGATGAAGTAGCTGCTTATCTCGAAGTTACGCCTGCTTATTTCTGGCAAGCAATTGACTGCTACCAAAGAAAACTCGGGGAACTTTTCAAATATCACGGTTATGTATTCGATTTAAGGCGTGGGATTGACTTAGTCAGATGCTAGTTTTCGGATTCTGAATCCGTTTATCTTTGATCAGCTTTAAGGGAGATATATTAAAAAAGATATGATTAATAAGTTTGATATTGAAAATCTTGATAAAGTTACAATTAAATATTTAATAAATGCTGAAAAGCATCCCGATAATGAGATGAAATATAAGGAAATAATTAACCAAATAGAACAATCACTAATTATCGATAATGATTCTTATCGCTGCAAAGTTACCGATACAAAAAGGGAAATCGTTTACGACTTTCAAATTCATACAACACCATTAGAGACGAATTTTTCAATTGGATTGATGTTTACTGGATATGATATTCACTTGGTACGCTTTGATTTTGGTGATAATTTAAGGCATAAAAATAACGTGGGTACTGCACAAGAAACGGTTGTATTAGGATCACATGCCCACTTTTATGCTCAGTCCAATAAGTACATCCCTAAAAACGTTGTTCCAATAGGTGATATAAAAGAATTTGTTAATATTTCAAAAATAAAAGATGCGCTGTTAAAATTCATTGACTATACTAATATCAAAACAAGCGAAGGGAGGTAGTATTGCATGGACACTCTTAACTCCAAAATCCTTGAAAATTCTTATTATTCCTGGCTTAAAGAAGAACTAGTTTTTTCTGAAGTTGGCAACGGCTATGTCTCTATTAGCACTCCATTTTTAGATAACGATTTTGACAATATTAATTTATATGCACGTATTATTTCTCCTGATAAAATTGAAATTTCTGATTTTGGCTATACTCTATATAATTTAGAATCTTTAGGCATAAAAATTAATAAGCGAGCTAAGACTGCTTGGAGAATTTATGAACAGACTATTAATAACTTTGGCGTTTCCCAGAAGAATGGGACATTGTTTATCGAAGCATCAGTTGATAAGTTCCCGCTTGCAAAGAATAGGCTATTACAAGCTATTCTTCGTATTAATGATATTGCCTACCTTAATAAAAACAACTTTAAGGAAGTATTCAATGATTTACTAAGTAGTTTCTTTAAAGAACATAACATCCTATTTACATCTAATATTGAGATTGCCACTGGTGGTGGAACATCATCACATTTTGACTTTTCTATTCCCAATTCTTCTGGGATCGAACGACTTGTTAAAACATCAGCTCGTCCTAATGATTCCGCAAGTGCTAAGGTGTTTAATTATGATGTTACAGCAACAGCCCCAATTAGAGATAAAGCTGTATTTTACTATGTAATTAATGATGTTGACCGTAAGAAACATGTCTCTAAGGAAATAATTGAAACAGCCACTCGTGGGCTAAACACAGATCTAGCTGGAGTGATTAGCTACTCAGACGTCTTAAAAGGCAATAGTATTTTAGTAAATAACTAAAGCCCACTCAAAAAAGAGTGAGCTTAATTTTTGCACATTAATCGAACGTACGTTTAAGAAAGGAAAATATCATCATGGCTTCAATCACAAAGCGTAACGGAAAGTGGCAAGTTCGGGTTGCTTGGCGTGATACGCAAGGCAACTGGAAAAGTCGAAATAAAGGCGGCTTCTCAACTAAAACAGCCGCACGAAAGTGGGGCATTGAACAAGAGCAGCTATTAGCTAGTGGTCAAATTAATACTTCCAACCCTGAATGGCCGGCTTACTTTCTGGAATGGTTTAACACGTTTAAAAAAGACAAGATTTCAAAATCTACAGCTCGTTTGTACCTTAAAACGTCAGAGCGAATCTCTGACTACTGGGGCCACGCTAAAATTAGCACGGTTAACCGCAGACAATACCAAGACTTTATGAATCAATTTGGCAAAACCCACGCTAAAGAAACAGTTCAAAAAACTAATTCAATTATTCGAGCGTGTGTTAAAGACGCTATTCTTGATGGCGTCATTGCCAAAGACTTTACCCAACGTGTGGAGTTGATATGGTCTAGCGATGGTATCAAGGTTAAATATTTAAACGTTCAGCAAATCAAACAATTAGTAGACTCACTTAAGGACGGTATTACGCCCAGAATGATTAGCCGTTATATGATAATCACGGCAATTTTAACCGGTATGCGTTTAGGCGAGATTATGGCGCTTAATTGGGATGACTTAAACGTTAACTTTAAAACCATACGAATTAATAAATCTTACGACTATGTAAATGGTGGCGAAATTAAAGCACCTAAAACAGAATCGTCTAATCGAACTATTAGGATTAATCAAGGACTCGTTGATTTGCTGCTTGAGCTCAAAGCTAATAATCAAGACATGATTTTTAAAACTAAAGTTGGTACAATTCCAGGATCGCCGGCAGTTAACAAAACTCTCAAGAAACATCTTGCCAGTTGTGGCATTGAACGCAATAACTTCCACTTCCATAGTTTGCGCCACTCTCACGTTGCCCTGCTATTGGACAGAGGTGTCGACCTATTTGCTATTAGCCAGCGACTAGGGCACTCTAACATGACAATTACGGCAAAAAAATACGCTTATCTCATTGACGAACATCGGGCAAGATCTAATGACCAAATTGCTCAAATTCTCGATGAAATAAGCGGCGAAAATAACGAAAATAAAGTTGTTGTTGCACCATTGTTGCACGAGCAAAAATAAAAAGTCCTTGTTACGGGCTTTCTAGTTAGTTTTAGATGTCTCTGAAAAAGGAGAGTACAGGATTTGAACCTGCGCGCCCGCTCAACACGGGTTCG